GTGTATATCCAATGAACGTTCTTGAAAAAGAAGTTCAAAGATATACCGAATCTTACATTTCTAAAGATCGTGCTTTAGGAGAACTCGGTCATCCCGAGGGTCCTACAGTAAATCTTGACCGTGTATCACACAAAATTATTTCCCTTCAAAAAGAAGGATCTAATTTCATCGGTAAGGCAAAACTTCTTGATACACCCATGGGTAAGATTGCAAAATCATTAATCGATGAAGGTGTAAAACTTGGCGTTTCTTCTAGAGGTGTTGGTTCACTTCAAGAGAAGAGCGGCGTAAATTATGTCCGTGATGATTTCATGCTCGCAACTGCTGCTGATATTGTAGCAGATCCTTCTGCTCCTGATGCTTTCGTTGAAGGTATTATGGAAGGACGGGAATGGGTATGGGATAATGGAATTCTTCAGGAAAAGCATATTGCTCAAATGAAGAGAGAATTAGATCACGCAACTCTGTATAACCTTCAGGAGCGCAAAGTTGCCGCGTTTGAACAATTCTTAAAAGGATTATAATTTATAAATAAGTTTAGAATATAACAGATTTATATTAAAAGGAGAATAGCACATGTCAGCATCAGTTGACCAAAAATTTGAAACTTTCGTAGAAGAAACTCTTGAGGAAAAAGCGCCAACTGATGGTGCCAAAAAGGCAGACGGCATGGAAGCTGCATCTATTCCTGCTCCTCAAGATACCGCAAAGGATAACCTCGGCGGTCCTACAAATCAGAATTACAAGCAGGATAACGATTCCTCCAAGATTGCCAACAAGGGTACATCAAAGGTTAGCGATGGTCATGTTACCAAGAATGCAAAACCTGGCGATGCTGCACCTGGCAAACTGAAGGAAGAAGAAGAGACCACCGAAGAGGTAGTTTCCGAAACTCCTGAGTTCAGTGTTGAAGAGGATGTTAATGCTCTGATCGCTGGCGAAGAACTCTCTGAAGAGTTCAAAGAAAAGACAAGAACAATCTTCGAAGCAGCAGTCAAGTCGAAACTTGCTGAAGAGACCAAGAAGATTGAAGAAGCATTTGAGGCACGTCTTTCTGAGCAAGTTGAAACTGTTAAGTCAGAACTTGCTGAGAAGATGGACAAGTTCCTCACTTATGTTGCCGAAGAGTGGAAGAAAGAGAATGAAATCGAACTCCACAACGGCATCAAACTTGAAATGGCAGAATCCTTCATGTCTGGCATGAAGGCACTTTTTGAAGAAAATAATGTACAACTCCCTGAAGATAAATATGATGTTCTCGAAGAGATGACAAGCAAACTAGATGAGATGGAAGAGAAGCTCAATGAGCAGATTGAAAAGAACATGTCACTCAATGGCACAATCAAGACCTTTGTAAAGGAATCGGTTGTTGCTGAAGTTTCTAAGGGTCTTGCTCAAACCCAAGCAGAGAAGCTTGCTTCTCTTGCAGAAGGCGTTGAGTTTGAATCCGAAGAGTCCTTTAAGTCCAAACTGGAAACTATCAAGGAAAATTATTTCCCTAAAGCAAAGGTTGAACTGAAGGAAGACATTGCAACTGGTGAAGTTGCATCCCCCGCTGAGGGTCCAATGGCTGCCTATGTACAGGCAATTTCCCGTTGGAAATAATTATTAAACCTACTACTACTTTTTAAGGAGAAAAACAAATGTTAGGCATGTCCCAACAACTCCAGGAGAAGTGGGCACCTGTTCTTGAGCACGGTGATCTTCCTAAGATTGAAGATAACTACAAGAGAGCTGTCACTTCTATCCTGCTCGAAAACCAAGAGCGTGTAATTCGTGAGGAGCGTCAGATTCTGTCTGAAGCAGTTCCTACGATGAGCACTGGTTCAAACACTGCTGGTCTTGCTGGTGCTGGCAACGCTGGTTTCAGTTCTGATGCAACTGCAACTGGTCCTGTCGCTGGTTTCGACCCCGTTCTGATCTCGCTGATCAGACGCTCAATGCCAAACCTGGTCGCTTATGACCTCGCTGGCGTTCAACCAATGAGCGGTCCTACTGGACTGATCTTCGCAATGCGTGCTAAGTATGACGGTCAGAGCGGCGGTGCTACTGACGAGACCTTCTTCAACGAAGTTCGCACTGGTCAATCAGGTGCTGCTGGCACGGTCGTTGGTGCTACTATTGCTAACACTGGTGACAACCCTGCTGTTCTTAACGACGCTGGTGGCGGTCAGGCAAACTACGGTGTTGACACCGCAATGGGCACCGAAGTTTCGGAAGGTCTGGACAGCGATGGTTCGACTCCTGACTTCCGTGAGATGGGTTTCAGCATCGAGAAGATTGCTGTCACCGCTAAGTCACGTGCTCTGAAGGCAGAGTACAGCATCGAACTCGCACAAGACCTTCGTGCTATTCATGGTCTTGATGCTGAGTCAGAGCTGGCAAACATTCTGTCCTCTGAGATCCTCGCTGAAATCAACCGCGAAGTTGTTCGTACCATCTATAAGTCCGCTAAGGCAGGTGCTCAGTTTGACACCGCTACCGCTGGTACTTTCGACCTGGACGTTGACTCCAATGGTCGTTGGTCGGTTGAGAAGTTCAAGGGTCTTCTGTTCCAAATCGAGCGTGATGCGAACGCAATCGCACGCGAAACTCGTAGAGGAAAGGGCAACATGATCATGTGCTCTGCTGACGTTGCTTCGGCACTGGCAATGGCAGGCGTACTTGATTACACCCCTGCTCTGGAAGGCAACAACCGTCTCGCAGTTGACGAAACTGGCAACACCTTCGCTGGTGTTCTGAACGGTCGTTACAGAGTTTATATCGACCCATATGCAACCATCACCCGTGGTGGCGCTGCAGGTTCGGGTCAGTCGGGTAACCAGTACTATGTCATCGGTTATAAGGGTACTTCACCTTATGACGCTGGCATGTTCTACTGCCCATATGTACCTCTGCAGATGGTACGTAGCGTTGGTCAGGATGACTTCCAGCCACGTATCGGATTCAAGACCCGCTATGGCATGGTCCTGAACCCATTCGCACAAGGCGCTGCACAACTCAGCAACAGCGATCCTCTGCACTCCAGCAACCTGGGTGCAAACGTCTACTACAGACGTGTATCTGTTGCAAACCTCATGTGATCCATTCACATTTTACTGGACCCCTTCGGGGGTCCTTTTTTTATGCCTATAAATATAAACGTGAAGGATTCTATCAATGACCCTCTGTAACGAAAACTTTTTATCCCCATCGGGATTTAAATTAGTAATACCTGGATTTGAAAGTATTGGATTTCAATGCACCAGTGTAAATCTTCCTGGTGTAAGCATGGGTGGTCCCATGCAAGCAACTCCATACAACGATTTCCAACTAGCAGGAGACAAATTAAATTATGATGATTTTTCTGTTACATTTTTAGTTGATGAATCATGTACTAACTATTCATTGATTCACAACTGGATGGTTGGTATGACCTATCCTCAGAAATCTACTCAGTGGAGAGATTTTGCTAAAGAGATGAAGGATAAAAATTATCAAATTGAGAAGTCGTCTGATGAATTTTTAGATCAAGTAGATATCTATTTGCACATCTTAAATAGCAATTTTAATATTTCAACCAAAGCTCATTTTTACAATGCGTTCCCTGTAAGTTTGACTCCTATGGAATACTCAACTGAGGTTACAGACATTGAGTATTTAAGAGCAACTATTACATTCAAGTACACGTACTTTAAACTTTTAGATAAAAACGACAAAGAACTAACATTATGAGTTTACAAAATCAGATTATTGATGAGTGGAGAATAGATGCTGATATGGGTGATGACCTATTTGAAGCAGCAAGGAACATTCCGATTCTTCACTCTAAATGGATTGACAAGTATTTGAGAATTCAATTACTGAAAAAAGAAAAAGAATACGAGTATAACAGAATATACAAACAGAAGTATAGTTATTATATGGGCAGAGAAGAGGATGCCCCTGATGAAAAAATTATGAAAACAGAAGTACAAATCTACATCAATGCCGATGATGAGATTATCAGATTAAGGGCAATGGTAGATCTGTATGAGAAGTTAGAAAGCACTATAAAAGAGATTCTAAATAATATTAACAATCGTTCTTTTCAAATTAAAAATGCGATTGATTGGTTAAGATATTCTAGAGGTATAGATGAGTGACGTTATT